AAGCAGCGCGAGGCGGTCCTCGAGGCCGCACGGCTGCGCGATCCCGGGGCTGGCAGGCAGGTGGCCGCGGAGAAGGCGGCTGACGACTCGCGTGGCGGCGGCCGCGGCGAGCAGCCCGAGACGCGCGACTGGTAGCCGGTGCCAGGCTTCGGGATGCTGCGCGACGGCTTCGACGACGGCGTCCTGGACCCGGCAGTGTGGACGCAGTCCTACGGCGACCCGGCGGAGCAGGGCGGCCGACTGCGGGTGCCCTGCACGACCGGGTACGCGGGGGCGCGGACCTCGAGCGTCTACACGCTGGCGTGGTCGCAGATCGCGGCCCGCGTCTATCCGCCGGCAGCGGGCGGCGCGTCGTCGGCCGCCTGCTCGCTGCTGGTGCTGTCGAACGTCGGCGGCACCGATGCCGGATTCCTCATCGATGCCGCCCAGGGGGCGCTGGGTCTGTACCTGCGCCAGGGCTACGGCGACGGCGGAGCAGTCTTCCCTGCTTATGACCCAGTGGCGCACGCCTGGCTCAGGCTCCGCGAGGACGCCGGGGTTCTGTCCTGGGAGGCCTCACCGGACGGCCGGGCGTGGACGCAGCTGCGTACGGCCGCCTCGCCCGCATGGATCGGACACACCGATCTGAGCCTGCTGTTCGAGGCACACCGGGACACCGGCACGGCGGACCACGCCGAGCTGGACAGCCTCAACATCACCCGCCCGGGCCGCGTCGTCGGCGCCACGCGCACCAGCTGCGCGCTGACGCCGGCGGTGCGCTCGGGCCCGACCCTGAGCGGAGGCTGACCACGTGCCGTACGACCTCGGCGCAGTGGCGCCGCTGGGCACCAGCGTGACGGACGAGACGGGCAGCCCGGCCAACGCCGGGAACATGGCGCTGACCATCGGCCTGCCCGACGGGACCAGCGTCACCGTCGACCCCGTCGCCCCCACCTCCACCGGCGAGTACGCCTACGACTACACGACCGTGCAGTCCGGCCGGCACACGCTGCGCTGGCTGGCCACGGGCATCAACCCCGGCGCGTACACGGATGTGTTCGACGTCCGGGAAGCGGTGCCGCTGATCCTCCTGTCGCTGGCGGACGCCAAGCTGCTGGTGAAGAAGCGGGACAGCAGCGATGACGCCGCGGTGCGGTTCTGGCTCGAGGCCTCCACCCGCGCGGTGGAGTGGTTCGTGGGACCGGTCGTGGTCCGTACGGTGAGCGAGGACCACCACGTGGGCCTGGTCGCCACACTCGCCCTGCGCAAGACCCCGGCCCTCGAGCTCACTTCCGTCACGCCGCTGCGCGCCGGTGGAGTGTCGTACGACGTCGATGACCTCAGCCTGGACGGCGAGCTGGGGATCGTGGCCCGGTACGACGGCGGACCCATCTACGGGCCGGTGCGCGTCGTCTACCGGGCCGGGCGGGTCATCGTCGGGGCGAACATCCTGGCCGCCTACCAGCTGATCTTTCAGCACCTGTGGCGCACGCAGGCCGGCCCGGGCAGACCGCAGCGGGGCGCCGACGACTACGACGTCACCGAGCCGATCCCCGGTCTGGGCTACGCAATTCCCAACCGGGCGAAGCAGATGCTCGATCCCGACGACCAAGGGCCGGGGCTCGCGTGATGGCGACTTCAGCGGTACCCGCCGCGATCGCTGCGCTGGTCGCTCTTCTCCGCACTCCGGCGATCACCAATGTCGACGTCATCGACGGTCCGCCCACCGACGACGTCAACACGCAGGACTTCATCGCCATCGGGTGGAACCCGGAGGCCGACCAGGCCGCCGAGCTGCAGCAGCAGTTCAACGCTGCTGGCGCCCGTACCCGCAACGAGGACTTCGTGATCACCGGCTGGATCGACGTCTGGACCGGAGACACCGACTTCGCCGTGGTGCGCACCCGGGTCTTCGAACTGCTCGGCGTCATCGAGCAGCGCATCCGCGCGACCGGCCCCAACCCTGAGGCCCCCACCCTCGGCGGGACGGTCCTCTGGGCGCACCTCACCGGCGGCACGCTGCGCCAGTCCCACACCGACCAGGGCGTACGGGCCGCCCTGGCGTTCACGGTGACCTGTCACGCCCGGATCTGATGGAGGAACTGATGGCGCGTGTGCGCTTCATCGGCCCCGAGCCGGTGACCGTGCCCGAGCTCGGCGGCCGCGAGGTACAGCCCGACGAGGTGGTCGAGGTACCCGACGGGCGTTACGAGGGCTACGTGTGCCAGCCCCGCACGTGGGAGGCCGTCGAGGAGCCGAAGGCAGAGCTCGATGAGCCGTCGGCGGCGACAGCGAAGAAGACCGCGGCCAAGCCGCAGAAGGGGGACTGACCATGGCGATCGGATCCGGTCTCGGTGCACAGCTGGGCATCGCGCCCGAGACGACGTACGGCACCTACGTGGCGCCGACACGGTTCGTCGAGTTCACGAAGGAGAGCCTGGTCCTCAAAAAGACCACGGCCCAAAGCTCCGGTATCGCGGCGGGCCGGCTGCTCCCGCTGTCGGCGCGGCGTGTCCTGACCCGTAAAGAGGTCTCGGGGTCCATCGACCTGGAGATCGCCAACAAGGGCATGGGGCTGCTGATCCAGGCCCTCATGGGCACGACCGTCACGCCCGTGCAGCAGGGCGCCGGCCCTGCGTACCTGCAGACCCACACGCTGGCCACGGTCGCTGGCAAGAGCCTCACGGTCCAGAAGGGCGTGCCGCTCACCACGGGCACGGTGACCAAGAAGAACTTCCTGGGCTGCAAAGTCACCAGCGGCGAGTTCTCGTGCGACGTCGGCGGCATGCTGACCGGCAACTTCGAGATCGACGGCCGGGACGTCGAGGAGACGACGGCCCTCGCGGCCGCCAGCTACAGCAACATGAGCCCCTTCCACTTCGGGCAGATGGCGCTCAAGACCGGCGTGTACTCGTCGGAGGCCGCGCTGGACGGCATCCGCAAGGTGAGCTGCAAGATCGAGAGGCCGCAGGACACCGAGCGTTTCTACGCCAACGCAGCGGCCCTCAAGAAAGAGCCGATCGAGAACGACCAGGTCAAAATCTCCGGCACGTTGGAGAGCGACTATGTCGCGACCACCCTCGATGACCTGCACACCAGCGACGGTGCGACGTCCATGGTCTGGGAGTTCGTGGGCCCGCTCATCGCGGCCACCTTCTACGAGACGTTCCGCATCACCCTGCCGGCCATTCGGCTCGACGAGGGTCCCCCGGTCGTGGACGGCTTCGGCGTCGTCAAGCCGTCGTTCAACTACGTGGGTCTCTACGACAGCACCAACATGCCGAAGATCGAACTGATCTCGACCGACACCACGTTGTGAGCAGGCCGTGCCGCAGAACATCCGCATCATCGGCACCGGCCAGCTGATCGAGCTGCAGCGCAAACTGCGAGCTGCAGGTCACGAGAACATTCGCGCCAGCATGCAGCGCCGCATCCGTCGCGCCGCCGAGCCACTGCGCAACGACCTGCAGCACACCATCCGCGGCCTCGACATCCGCTCGCGGGGCCGCGCATCCGGCAAGCGCGGCGGCCCAACCTCCACCACACGTCCGCTGAGGGCCACCATCGCCGACGCCATCCGCATCTCGGTGCGGACCGGCGGCAATCCAGGCGCCCAGGTGTGGATGGACAAGGGCCGCCTGCCGACCGACCTGCGCCGCATGCCCGACGTGATCAACAGCGGGAGGATCCGCCACCCGGTGTTCGGCAACCGCCGTCGCTGGGCGGAGCAGTCGGCCACCCCCCTGTGGTGGGAGACGACCGTGCGCAACCACACCGACCGCATGACCCGCGAAGTGGCCCGCGTCGTGGACGACGTGCGCCGACGCCTCGAATAGGAGCACCACCGTTGATCATCGTCTATACCCCCGAGGGCTGTGAGCCCCAGCACTACGACGCCCGCAGCCTCAAGGTGTCCGAGGCGTCGATCGTGCAGCGCACCGTCGACATGAAGTGGCAGGAGATCCTCAAGGGCCTCGAGGAGGACGACCTCGACGCCATGCGCGGGATCGTCTGGGTCCTCAAGAAGCGCGACAACCCGTCACTGCGCTGGGCGGATTTCGACCCGGGGGTCGGTGAGATGACCTCGGCCATGGACAGGCAGGAGGTCGCCGCCTACATCGATTCCTTCGTGGCGGTCAACGTCGGCGACTCCGACATCACCCCGGAGGTCATGCGGCAGATCCTCACGTCGCGACTGCCCGCCATCTCCGTCGACCCGGAGCACACCCGGACGCTCATCGATGAGAAGACGCAGGGCCCAAAAGGGGAGGGCCCCGCCGAGGACAACGCCCCGCCTCAGGAGGAATCGGCGCAGGCCGCGGACCCGAGCCCGAGCCTGACATCGACCGGGCCCGAGCCCAGTTCCTCGGCCTCTTCGCCCACCTCCTCCACATCCCTCCCCCAGGAGTCGACGGCCTGAGCGTCGACGACTTCTACGCACTCATCGCCTGGATCGAGCAGCACCAGGCCCAGCAGGCGGAAGGCGGTGAAGGCTGATGCCGTCGATGACGTTCCTGCTGACCGGACGTGACGAACTGAGCGACGTCTTCGATGACATCGGGGACGCGGCACGGCGTATGGGCCGGCGTATCCATGCGGCCAGCATGGACGCGGACCGCGAGGTCCGCCGGTTCACGCGTGACACGACCGACCGGATGGCCGCGATGCGGCGCGACACCGACGCGGGCGGCAAGGCTCTCGAGGAGCTCGGCAAGGTCACCCGGCTGATCTCGCCGGCGGCGATCCCTGCCGCCGCGTCACTGGTGCCGCTGGCCGCCGGGGCCGCGACGGCCGGGGTGGCGATGGCCGCGATGGGCGCCGCGATCGGCCCGCAGATCTCCGCGCTCGGTGAGGCCTCGACGGCGCAGAAGGCCTACGAGGACGCGGTCGCCAAGTCGGGGGCGCGGTCGCAGGAAGCGATAACGGCGCAGACCGAGTATCAGCGGACCATGGCTAAGCTGCCGCCGGCCACCCGCGAGGCGGCCGCGGCCGTCGGCATCCTGAAGACCACGTACGCCGACTGGTCCGATGACTTGGCCGGGGACACGATGGCCCCGTTCATCAAGGGCGTCGCGGTCACCAACGCTCTCCTGCCGAAGACGTCCGGCCTGGTCAAGGCTGCGTCGCAGGAGACCGACCGGTTCATGACGATCCTCGGCGGGGAGATGTCCACCCCGGGTCTCGACGGCGCGAACGCCCGGTTCACGGCGTTCGCGCAGAAGACGCTGCGCGGGGTGAACGACGGCCTGGTCCACCTGCTCCGCACCACCAGCGGCGGCGGGAAAGTCGGCGGCAACCTAAGCGAGTTCATGACGTGGGCCCGCGCGCAGGGGCCGACCGTCTCGGACGTGCTGAGCAGCGTGGCCACCGCCTTGCTGAACGTCCTGCGCGCCGGCAGCGACGTCGGTGTCGGACTGTTGGACGTGATCCAGGGCCTCTCCCACCTCGTCTCGGCTGTACCGCCTGGGGCGATCGCGGTCTTCCTGCAACTCGCCCTCGCCCTCAAGGTCACGAAGGCCGCTGCACTCGGCATGGCCGCGGGCAGGACGGCGCTGGCCCAGTTCGGTGCGCAGCTGGTCGCCATGCGCACAGCGGCTGCCGCTACGCCCGGCTCGCTGGCGGCGGCGCGTGCTGCCATCATGGCGCTGTCCCGCACGGCGAAGCTGGCGATCGCGGGTACCGGTATCGGGCTTCTGATCATCGGTCTGACGGAGCTGGCGCAGCACAGCGAGCAGGCGCCTCCGGACGTCGACAAGCTGACGTCGTCGCTCAAGCAGCTGGGCTCTACCGGCAGAGTCACCGGCGAGGCGGCCAAGGCGTTCGGCGCCGACCTGGGTGGGCTGCACGACAAGGTCGCCTCGCTCACCGACCCGAGCAACACCGACAAGGTGCAGCAGTGGATCGTGAGCCTGGGCGGTCTCGCCGACTGGGACTCCACCCCGGTCAAGGAAGCCAAGGAGAATCTGGGGGCGGTCGACGAGGCGCTCGCCAATCTGGTCAAGGGCGGTGACGCCGACCTCGCGGCGGCCGCGGTCAAGCATCTGGCAGCCGAGTACGCCAAGGGCGGTCACGACTCCTCGGAGTTCACCGGCAGGCTCAAGGACTACAAGGGCGCCCTCGCCGACGCGAGGTTCGAGCAGCAGCTGGCAGCCGAGAGTATGGGCCTCTTCGGCTCGCAGGCGCAGTCGGTGCAAGAGAAGCTGGACGGGCAGAAGCGGTCCGCCGACGGGCTGCGCCAGAGCATCCAGGCCCTCAACGATCTACAGCGCCAGGGCATCGGCGGGATGATCGGTTTCGAGGCGAGCATCGACGCGGCGGCGGCCGCCGCGAAGAAGAACGCCGGCGCCCTGTCGATGTCTCACGGGGAGCTGGACCTCAACTCCGAGAAAGCCCGGACCGCCGCCAGTGCGCTGAATGATCTGGCCGCGAAGACCGACGAGGCAGCCACGCAGGCCCGGGAGTCGGGCGCGTCGTGGACCACGGTCAACGGGATCTACGAGAGAGGACGCTCGGCCTTCCTCCGCTCGGCCGAGGCGATGGGCCTCACCAAGCGGGAAGCGGCCGCCCTCGCCGACCAGATCCTAAAAGTCCCCAACAAGACGACGCTGCTGAAGGGCGACGTCAGCGACCTCGACGACAAGATCACCAAGGCGCAATCGAAGGTGGACTCGCTCCGCCAGAAGCGCAAGACGGCGGTCGGGGCGGACAAGGCGGATCTGGACCGGAAGATCACGGCGGCTCAGACGAGGGTCGACAATCTCCGCCAGAAGCGGGCCGTCGCGCTGCGGGCCGTGGACCAGATCTCGAGGACGGCACAGGCGATCGTCGCGGCGATCGCCAAGATCCGCAGCAAGACGGTCACGCTCCGGACGGTCCGGCACACGATCAACGTCGAGGCCACCGCGGCGAGGTCGAACAAGAACCTCAACGGGTATGCGGGAGGCGGCACGCCCCGCCCGGGCGAGGTGGCGTGGGTCGGTGAGAACGGCCCCGAGCTGATGTCCTTCTCCGGGGACGAGCGGATCTTCGATCACGGCAAGTCCATGTCGATGATCAAGCCGAGCGCGGAGGCCGGGCGGTACGCGGCCGAAGGTCTGGCCGTCGGCATGTCCGGGGCTGGGGCCACCGTGGGCGCGGCCGCGCGGGCCATGGCTGCTCAGGTCACGGCGGGCATCCGTGAGGAACTGGAGATCTCCTCGCCGTCGAAGAAGACGAAAGCGCTGATGGCGGACGTCGGCAAGGGCATGATCATCGGTCTGACCGGCAGTCAGGCCAAGATCAAGTCAACGGCGAAAGACCTGGCGAAGGACATCTGGAGCGCCTTCTCGGGCTCCAAGGACAACCGCCTGGTGGCCATGGTCAACCGGGAGACGAGCAAGCTCCTGACCGCGGCGAAGAAGCGCGACGCGCTGGTCAAGAAGATCGCCGAGGCGAAGGCCTTCGCGAGCGACATCACCAAGAGCGCCCGCGAGGGCGCGGGCCTGAGCAACCTGGGGATGGAGCCCGAGGAGGTCACGGCCGGCGGGATCCAGTCGGGGCTGGCGGGCAAGCTGGCGAAGATCAAACAGTTCACGCGGTTCATCGGCACCCTCGCCAAGAGGGGCCTGAACAAGGGCCTCTTGAGACAGATCCTCGGCATGGGCCCGGAGGCCGGGTATGCCTACGCGTCGGCGCTGGCCGGTGCGGACAAGGCCACGATCACCTCGGTCAACAAGACCCAGTCGGCGATCGACAAGGCGAGCACGTCGCTGGGGCGGCTCGGTGCCGATCGCATGTATGACAGCGGGAAGAACGCGTCGAAGGGTTTTCTCAAGGGGCTCGAGTCCCAGGAGAAGGACCTCGAGAAGCTCATGACGAAGATCGCCAAGAGGATGCAGAAGGCTCTGCGTGATGCTCTCGGGATCCGGTCCCCGGCACGCAAGCTCATGCCTGACGGGGTCAACACTGTTCGCGGTATCGCTGCTGGTGTCATCGCGGGTCTGCCGCACGTGGACCGGGCGATGGACACCGTGGCCGGGCGCATCGCCGGGCGGGGTGCCATCTCCCCGGTCGCCGGGCGCGGCGTGATCGCCGCGCGGGGGTCCGAGGCCGTGCACGTCCAGGTCGACATTCACGGCGCGCTCGATCCGGTCGCCGTGGCCAAGGAGGTGCAGCGGATGCTCCTCAAGTTGAAGCGCGACCAGGGCGGGCTCAACGTCAGTTTGGGGGTGGCGTAGTGGGGTTGATCGTAGAGATGGGCTGGGGCGGTCTGGTCCAGCTGCCGAACACGATCACGTGGACGGACGTCTCCCAGTACGTCAACCAGATCAGCGGGGTGAACATCACCCGGGGCGCGTCGGACGAGTTGTCGGACACCCAGCCCGCCAGCGCGTCCCTGACCTTCGAGAACCAGGACGGGCGCTTCACCCCGGACAACAGCGGGAGTCCGTACTCCCCATACGTGCGCGAGAACGCGCCGATCCGGATCGAGGTGGGAATCATCCCCACCCGGTCCGGGTCGGCTCCGTATGCCATGTCCCAGCTCGGCGACGACTTCGACGACAACACGGTGAACGCGACGCTGTGGCCCAACAACTACGGCGGGTCCTCCGAGGTCGGCGGCCGGATGCGGGTGCCGGTGAACCCCGGCGTGACCGCGGGCTACCAGACGGCACGGCAGTGGCTGCTGACCGGATCGAAGCTGACGGCCCGGCTGGTGACCCTGCCTGCCGCAGGCGGATCCTCGTCCGGTTCGGCGTCGATGTGGGTGAACTCCACCACGAGCGGCACCCGATTGGGCTGGTCGTACAACCCGGTGAGCGGGCTCCTCTCCTGCCAGTCGCAGGTCGGGTTCTCCGACGGCTCGGCGGTGACGATGGCGTACTCGGCCATCGATCATCTGTGGCTGCGGGTACGGGAGTCCGGCGGCACGACCTACTGGGAGAGTTCGGGTGACGGGTTCGGGTGGACCGTGCGCCGGTCGCTGGCGACGCCCGCGTGGGTGGGCAGCCAGACGCAATTGGTCGAGTTCGCCGCCACCCGGACGGGCGGGACCGGCGACGTCATCGAGTGGGACTGGGTCGGCGCGGACGTCCGGCCCCGGTTCTACGGCATGGTCAACGACTGGCCTGTGGACTGGGAAGGCTTGGTCGCCACGGTCAGCGTCACGTGCACGGACATCTTCAAGCGCCTCAACAGGCTGCCGCCCCTCAAGTCCATGTTGGGGGAGGAGATCCTCCACCAGGACGTCGCCGGCGTCTTCGACTTCGTGTCGGCGTACTACCCGCTCACCGAGGAGGCGGGAACCACCTCCGCCGGCGACCTCTCCGGCAGAGGGTGCGGGGCGCTGGCCCTCACCCAGGTCGGGTCCGGTGGCACGCTCGAGTTCGGCTCGGACGGGCTGGCCGACACCGGCGACAGCAGCGTGCTGTTCACGCCAGCGTCCTCGTCCGCTGGCAAGTACCTGACGGGCGACCTCAGTGCCACGTTCCAGGCGGACAGCACCACGTACTGGCAGACCGTCGAGTTCTGGTTCAAGACCACAACGGCCAACCGCGCGATCCTCGGATTCTTCGAGACCGGCCTCGACCACCAGCTCGTCTACGCACTGGGCGCATCCGGCGTCCTCACCGTCGAGTACACCGACACCGGCGGAACACTGACCGTCTACATCTCGCCCGCGGCCGCGCTCAATGACGGCAAGTGGCACCACATCGTCCACGACGGTTACGTCAACAAGCAGTTGTACATCGACGGGGTCGCCTCGTCTTTCACCCTGCTGGTCCCCGACATGGTCGGCCTGCGCACCATGCACGTGGGCGGCTACCGGGGTGGCCGGCTGTTCTCCGGGAACATCGCCCACGTGGCGGTGACCTCGGTGACCGGCAACATCGGCGCGGCGATCTCACCAGTCCATTACCAGGCCGCGACCACCGGGTTCTCCGGTGAGACGGCAGACCTCCGGATCCAGCGGCTGGCACGGTACGCCGGCCTGCCGTCGGTGACCGTGTGGGGCACCACCCACGACACGATCGCCAGCCAGGGCCCGGGCGGATCCGGGGTCGTCACCCGGATGCGGGAGGTCGAGGCCACCGAGTCCGCTCGGCTGTGGGCCGAGCGTGACTGGTACGGCCTGGCCTACCAGTCACGCGACGTGCGCTACAACCCGAGCCCGGCGGCAGAGACGTTCACGATCGACTACGCCGACCTGGAGACCCGGGCATTCCAGATGGCTCGGGACGACCAGAAGCTGGCCAACTCGGCGGAGGGCGCCCGCCCTGGCGGCGCGAACCAGAAGGTCACCGCACCGGCGAGCATCCTCGCGTTCGGCGAGTACCCGGCGCAGGGCGGCGGGTCGATCAGCCTGCTCAAGACGAACGACAACTCCGTGATGGACGCCCTGTACTGGCTGATCTCCCGGTACGCGCTGATCCAACTGGAGATCCGCGAGGTGCCGATCGAGGCGTACACGATGTCCTCCTACCTGGACATCCTCGACGCCGAGATCGGCAGCTACTTCTCCGTCTACAACCTGCCCTCGCAGTCCCCTGTGTCGACGATGCGGGTCACGGTCGAGGGCTACACGGAGACGATCAAGGAACGGTCGCACGTCATCCAGTTCCGTACCAGCCTCAGCCTGCGCGACTCCGTGTGGGTGCTGGACGACCCGGTCTATTCGGTGCTCGGCACCACCACCCGACTCGCCTACTGAGGAGCACCATGCCCATCGCTGTCATCAGGGCAGAGACCTACTACCTGCCCGCGCGCCCGCTGCCGGCCGACGCCTGGGCCGACGTGCCCGGCGCCGAGCTGGTGTACCGGTGGGTGGAGCTCCGGACTGGTCGCAGGGTCCAGCTGCCCACCGACGTCCTCGGCGACATGCCGGCCATCTACGCCCGGGTGAACCAGAACCGATGGTGCGCGGACTGCGTGTGTGCCTCGGCTGCCGCGATCTCGCTGGTGGATCCGCGGTGGGGGTGCACCGAGTGCGGGTACGGCTGGATGCCGATCATCGTGCCCACACAGGAGGAGGTCGCGGTGATCGAGGCCGAGCTCCTCCAGATTCCGCAGCCGCACCTGCGGAACTGGTGGCACCCCGACGACCCGACCAATCCCTTCCGGCCGCCGGAGCCTGAGCCGGACGTCGGGCTG